TTTCTATAAAATAATCATATAGATATCCAAGCATAAATGTAGTGCCAGTCCAGTCGCCATCTACTTCTAAATTACTACCATTAGCAGTTGTTAAAGCATATCTACCAATATCATTTCCACTGTTATGATTATAAATAGCTATTTGGTCTGTACTTGAAAAACCTGTAGGTCTAGCAAATGTAGTTTTTTTAGTTGTAGCATTATAAGCACTTGATGAAAGTGCAGACATTTGTGTATGTCTATCTAAATGTATTTGATAATTTTCTGTACCTATACTTTTAGTATCATCTTGTTTTTTAACATCTATAGATTCAAGAATATATTCAGTTCCGTTTTTAACTACAAGATAATAAACATCATCTAAAATTACATGATGAACTAGATCACCAGATAGTGACCATCTAAACCATGCAGACTGTACTCGTTTTTCACCATCACTGTAATATCTAAATCCCCAAACCTCGTTGTAATTTTTTGCTCCTAAAAGTAAAAGACTATTTTCTCTAGAGGTAGTAGGTATAGTTAAATCTATAGGTAGTTTCTTAGATACAAGTTTACTTTGTTCTAAAACAGTAGGTTCACCTTCTCTTTTTATATCTGCCATTTCAAAAATTCTGGAATTTTTTCCAGTGCTATTTATAAAGCCAGAAGTTACTCCCATTGAAAATGGAACTGTTTTAGGGTTGTAATTATATGAAGATAGATAGTTAATTTTTGCAGTAGTTGGAGTTAACGCGTCACTATCAGTAGTGAACATAAATTGTTGGTTAGAACTAAATAGTAATAAACCAGCATTAACTTCGATTCCATCAAATATAGTTGTTGGAAAAGTAGAACTAGCTTGTAAATCAATAGGGTCAGCTGACGTTTCTGTCATTGCTGATGTACTAAAGAAATTAAAGAAATCGTTAGTTTTAGATGTAATAACATTATTCCTACTTAAGACAACTAATCTATTTCTAAAGAACAGCATCTTTTCTAATGTACTACCTATAAAACTAGGTACAGGGTTAGTGTTATCATCTCCTACATCTCGTTTAGAATAGTCAATTGACTGACATATAAATCTACCGTTAGCATATGTATTTCCAGGAAGTTCTCGAATAAGTCTTACTGGCATAGTATCTTTATCTATCTCAATTTCTAAATCAGGAGCTGCACATTCTTCCCATACACCTTCACCAAAATAGTTTGTAGATGTAGATGTTCCAGCATTAGTTTGATTAAATTTGACATAGAAATCGTCATCGTCATCACTACTATTTACAATTTTTACAACATAATTATGTCTGCAATTAGTAGGTAAATCTCCAATATTATTAGCCTGATTTGTAATGACATTCATTAACTGAGGTTCAGGAGTACTAACAGCAAAAGGTGTAGATCTGGTCATGTGTAAACAGTTACCAGTAATGGTTGCTGTAATACCTGTACCAGAAATAGCATCTAATGCTGATTTCATATCACCTAATATTCCAGAAGCTGTAACTGCTTCGTCTGCACTAGATGATGTAGCTGGAGGACGAACTGCTGCAATGTTTGCAGAAGATCTCATCGTTGTATGATTTTTTATTTCTACAGTTCCAGTACCACCTTTTTCAGTGGTATAGGTATGAGTATTTCCAGTAACATAACCTTCTCCACCAAATTGTAGTTTGGCAAATTCTGTATAGGAATCATTGTATTCAGGTCCAGAAGCAGAGCCACCTATATTGTTAGGGTCAACTACAGGAATACATCTAACATCTATTTCATATCTTAAATTTTTTGTTCCAGAAGCAGTTGAGGTAATAACTTCTCTTCCCATAGCTTTACAAGTTCCATCATTTGCTCCACCAGATTCGGTATAGTCACTTCTAGCTGCTATTGCAGTAGCTCTTGTTTCAGTTATGGGAGTTCCTGGATTTGCTGGGTCATATATATTTAGTGCGTATTGTTTACCATAAGATATAGTTTTTAATTCAACAATTACTTCATTTACAATAGCCGGTGACTTATCTGATGCACCTGTTTTCATTGCTGTAGTTTTAGTTCTATTAGTAAAAAAAGTATTTTCGTTAATAGTTAATGCTTGTATATCTGTGGAATCGGTCCAACCACTTAAATAGGTTGCAGCATTAGTTCCGGTTACACCTGAATAATCTACAGGTATAACTGCACCATCACTTGTTCTCCAAATTTGAAAAACACCTGATGTACTTACGTTACCTATGTATTGATTATCTGAATCATTGTAAATATGAAACCAACTTAAGGTTCCACTGGTTGGTGTAATCTCAGTGACATACTTACTTCCTGGACGTTTGACACAACCCAATGTTACATCTGGGATAGCATTCTGTAAGTCTTTAACTTGTCCAGCTAATTTAAGTTCGTCAGGCTGCTCTGATATTCCTAAAACATAGTTAGGTATTAATTGGGTTACTGTTGACATTATCTCTGTAAAGCTTTGAAAGGTTTATATGTTGAATAATGTGTCTCATGTGGCATGCCTAGCATGTTGTAGTCACCTTGATTACACTCATATTCCATACATGCAGCTCTAGCTAATTGTTCTTGTGTAGCTATCAGTTGTACTAATTGAGAGTTAGTAATCATCTGAGTAGCTGCTCTGCCAGCTGCTTTGTAAGTTATGTATCTTTTAAATACTGAAGGTATATCTTCGTAAGGAAATAGGTAAACAACATTTAGATAAACTTCTTCGTCATCCCATATATATGTATGGTTTACTTTGTCATATAGTTTTCCATTTCTTCTAATAGGAGCTACAGTTTTATCTTCTGGATTTTCTGAATCCATTCTTAAAACATTTGTAGGTATTGTTATTTCCTTAGTAGTTGAATCAGGATAATATTTAACGTGATCTTCTCTATTAAATGTCCAACCTTCATTTTGAACATCCATATTACATTCTTTAAGAATATTATATATAAGTGCTATCTCTGGGTTCTCGAAAGTATTAGCAACTTCAGTAGCTGTATTAGTTACGTTAGTTGTTATTGTTCCAAGAGTTGTAACTGGAGATTGACCAATAGCTCCCAGTATTGTATTTACGGCGGAGAGTTCGGTCTCGGTATCTATTGTTGTGGGAGTTGTCATATTACAAATAAAAAAAAGGGGTCATAAAAGACCCCGTAAAAACATATTTAGAATGAAGAAGGAGCAGAAGCACCAACGTACAATTCAACAGCAGCAGCTGGGTTTAAGTAGTCTGCACCCATAGCCATGCGACCTAAGATCACATCACCTTGGTAGATTACAGAAACGTCTCCGTTTGTTACTTGTACTTGTGGTCCGATTGCTTCAACAACACCAGCAGCTTCCTTTTGGAAGATAAGTCCACAAGACTTAGCACCTAACTCAGTGTTAGTACCGTAGTCATTGTTAACTCCGCCAGTAGCGTTAGCATTCTCAGGTGTAGGTCCAATGAAAGAACCAAGATTTCCAGGAGAAACCTCACCTGTTGTACCGCCGTAAGCAACACCATACTTGCCAAGGAAAGGAATATTCATTGACTTGTAGATGTGGATTCCAGCGATTTCTATAACGCCTCCGCCACCTTGTAAAGCAGTACCTTGAACGTCTCTGTTTACTAATCCGTTAGAACCGATGTCCTGAATTAGTGCATAGTATTGACGTGGGTTAAGTACAGCACAGCGTCCGTCACTAGAAACACCTTTCTCGTCCATTGCAGCAGCAGCGTCATAGAAAGCGTTTACTAGGTTTCCAGCGTTATAAGCATCAGAGTCATTAGTTGTAGCTCCAACTCTGATTTGTGTTCCGCCAGGTTCTACAAAACTTGTTGCAGATACTGGGGATGCAGCCCTAGCTCCTCGTGTTATAGAACGGAAGATAAGTCTGTCATATTTCTCAGCGAGGGCATATCCGATCTTCTTAGATATTTCTCCTCTCAATTCATAATGTGCAAGTGTCTCGTCTAAGTCATAAACAAATGCAGAACTGATTAATAGATCGTCCATTACAATTGTTTTTTCTGCGACTGGAGGAGCCTTGTCACTGTTGCCTAAGATAGGGGTCCCTGGCGTATGAAAGTCCGAAGTCATACGACCTGTATAGATGAACTGCAATGATTTGCCGTTCTTAAGTGTTCTCTTAGTTACAAGATCTCTAGCAATTGTTTCATGCTGGAAGCCTTTAAACATCTCGCCTGAGAACAACTTTAAATACAGGGCGTACTTATCAGTAGCACCACCATAACCAGTACCTGTAGATAAATTACTTCTACCTAAAGCAACCTGATTAGCATTAGCCATTTTCGGTTAAAATTTAAGGGTATATTTGTTCGTCTTTACGCGTAAAAAGTTGCGAGTCTCAATTGGACTCATTGATATTTGTGGTCTATCCCACCGTCTAGACGGCTAATTGGTATCCTCGTAAGGGCAAAAAGCCAAAGTGAAAGGGAGTCCGACTCTGAGGTGCTCCCTTTCTATTGTCATTTACTTAGTGTAAACAACGCCACGATATACGTAAGTTACCATTGGTATCTCCCATATACCTAGACCCCGTTCCATGTCTAGGTTGTCATGCGTCCTATACAGGATGAACGGACGTGGCTTTATTCAGCTTCAGCTTTTTTTGCTTTAGCTTTAGGTTTTTTCACTGATTTTTCAAATTCAGCAATAGGTATATTTTTTCTACCTGTTGTTGTTTGTTTCCAGTGTCTAACGTTTTCTGTCATATTAATAAGAAGGCTCACCTTCTGGTTCTTTATATTTAGGAATTGATTCTTGTCTATATTCCTCTAGTAATTTATCTACTTGTTTCTGTAGTTCTAGAATTTCTGGTTCTTTTGTTTGCATACTATTCCAATGGCGGATAACGCCAGAGCATATAAATAAGTTAGTTATTAAGGTTAGGTATAAACAAAAATTCTTAGCCAATTTGTGGTGCTGTAAGTGCTACTTCTGTTGACTCAGTAGATGCTAAGTCAAGTGGGAAGTTATGAGCATTACGTTCATGCATCACTTCCATACCTAAGTTCTGTCTGTTTACTACGTCAGCCCAAGTAGGAATAACTTTGCCATTAGTATCAACTATTGATTGGTTAAAGTTAAATCCATTAAGGTTAAATGCCATAGTGCATATACCCATAGATGTCAGCCATATGCCAACAACCGGCCAAGTAGCAAGAAAGAAATGAAGAGAACGGCTGTTATTGAAAGACGCATATTGAAAAATTAATCTACCAAAATAACCATGTGCAGCAACTATGTTATAAGTCTCGCCTTCCTGACCAAACTTATACCCGTAGTTCTGTGATTCAGTTTCCGTGGTCTCCCGAATGATTGAGGAAGTAACAAGGCTTCCGTGCATAGCACTAAACAAACTACCACCAAACACGCCCGCAACTCCGAGC